TAATAATCTGCCCAATGTACCGATTGATTAAAGTATAATCTTCTTTGTTATCGGGATTGATAAGTACAGTTCGCACATTAGCGATATAACGCTCAGAAACTGCTACGGTGGCGAAATCACGGCTAAGTACGTTATTGGGAAATGCTAAGGCTGCTGGTTGATTGTCACCTGTTTTTGTTACAGTAACGCCAGAAAATGCAAACGGAAGAAATCCAAAATAGTTCGGTACGCCTGTTTCAACATTGAAGAATGGTGCGTCTTCTCCAACCCAGTAATTCTGGAACAAAAAACCACCAAGCGCAGTTTCACTACGAAGTGTAAGATACTGGGCAAAGGCTAATGCGGAATCAGACATCAGATACCAATCCTTTTGCGTTGTGTTGTATTCTGACGTAAAGTTGTTAAAGCACGTCGTTCACCTTGCGCTGCACCTTGTTGGGCTGCTTGCCGCATACCAGCTTGGAACTGATCAGCGGTAACATAATCGACACTGTTGATGCGCTCCACGTTATAGCGTACATCAATCGGCTTATCCATGACGGCAGTACCTGCGCCGCCTGATTCTGCTGCACTACCGAGGGCAGAGCCTCCGCTTGTCTCGCCAGAGCGGCGGTAGCGACCCATTGCGGAAGATAGCTGATCGTTGTTAATAACAGCACCGGATTGCCCTGGAACGAATAACTCGGGACCGCGTTCGCCGATGATATAGGGTGAACCGCCTGTGACGGGGCCGCCGCTGGCTCTCTGCGCGATGCCAAAGTTTGGTCCAAAGGTTCCGATGCCGCCAACAGATCCGCCGCCGGCGCCAAGCTTGGTACTGTCCAGATTAAAACCACCGCCGGCACCAGCCATTCCGGGTATAAGCTTCACAACGGCATTCAAAATTGCAATCGTGATCATCTTTGCGATGATCTGCTTCGCCATATCCAAGAAGTAGCTTGCAACGCTCTTAAAGAATTCCGATAGCGCCTCCTGCGCCGTCTTCGCTCCAGTAATGGCATCAACAAACGATGTTGCGAATGCATCGCCAATTGCGTTTGCGGCGCCTGTGATTTGGTTGACTGGATCGACAAGGTCTTCCAGCTCCCTTTTTAGCTGCGCAATGTTCTGACCCATCTTCTCAAAGGGCGTCGGGTCGATCTCTTGGCGATAGAGATCGAGTCCGCGCTCTCTTTGTTCTGGTTTCAGATCTTTTTCACCCTCTAGCTCCTCTTCCTTGCGAGCCATCAACACCTTGTTGTATTCACCTTTGGAAATCAAGCCAAGCTGGTACTGGCGATCCGTAAACTGCTGCTCGAATGATTTTGTTTGATCTGCAATTTTTTCTGCAATTTTTTCCTCAAACAAGAAGCGCTCTGTTGCTTGTTTTGCCAATAATGTTTGTTTTTGGTCTTGGACTATAAGCAGGCTGTTTTGGTCTTTCGTAAGTGCATTTTCATAAACGGCAACATCAACGCCTTTCTTTTTGAACCCGGCAATTTGCTCAGCTCGTTTTGCAATCTGGACCTGCAACGCTTCAATGTTTAAATCAAGTTTTCTCGTCTGAAGTTTTTGCTTTAATTCAAAAGCGAGTGATTCGTTGCCCGCCATTTGTGCGGCAGCGATTTTTCTTTCGACCTCAAAGGTGTCCTTGGCAAGTCTAAGTCGAGCGATTTCCGCAAAGCTTTTTTCCAGTCCTCGGAATTCTTGCGCTGCAATTTTTTTCGCCGTTTTATCTGGTTTGCCAGTACTTTGATCGCCATCCCCTAGGCCAGGCACCTGCGTAGTGTCTTTCCCAAAGGACTCCGGTGTAAATTCTTTAAAATACTGCTGGAAATTGGACGTATATTCCATATATGCTTGCTTGACGCCAGCGGCAAGATTGCCGAACATTTTTTCTGGCGTCGTGCCGAAAGCTTTGGCGATCAAACGAGGGCCGAACAGGGCAATGTTCGCAATTGAATCAAAAATAGACTTTGTTACCGTGCCAACAAGCCTTGCAATGTTAAGCCAAAAAGTCGCATATCTCTTCAAGTATTCAGCATTCTTGTTGACCCAGCTAAGCATTTGGGTCAAGTTATCCTGGAATCCAGCACCAACTGACTGGAAGAATCCTCCAAAATTTTCCTGAGCAGTTTCAAGCGCAATCGCCAATCTTGCGCCTGCTTTTTCGGGTGATGCGCCAATAATTTTTGCGATCTCATCATAATCCTGCAACTGTCTATCGGTAAACTTAACAAAATCAGCAACAGAAACCTCGCCATCTTTGAAGGCTTTCGCAAGTTCAGGAAGCGTTCTACCTGTTGCTTGCGCAAATTTGGCGATTGCGCCCGGCAATCGCTCACCAATTTGCCCCTGCATTTCTTCCGCGCTCACTTTGCCCTTCGAGAGCACCTGGGTGGTTGCGAGAATGATTGCATTAAGGTCTTCTTGAGATTTACCGAAAGCAACGCCAGAGGCAATGATTCCACGGTAAATAGTTTCAGTGTCTTTTAGCGAAAGACCATTGGCTCTTGCGGCCGCGGAAACCGACGCGTAGCCAGCAATCGTTTCTCGAAGGCTTACCGTGTAATCACTGCTTATTTTTCTCGCGAATTCAAGCGAACGATTGTATTGATCTTGATTTGCAGACGTCGCCGCAAGAGTTGTTTTCGCAAGGTTTAGCTCTGCAACATATTCACCTGCAGCGCCGGCGGTCTTGCGAAGCGATCCGAGACCGGTGCCCACCGCGGCGCCAAGGGCTATTCCTGGAGGGCCTCCAATAGTTCCCAGCGCTGCGCCTATCGCACCCTCTGGACCGCCAAAAATTCCAGCAGCACCAATGGCGCCTAGGGCTTTACCGGCACCGGCAAGGCGTCCACCACTCGGCCGCCGCCCCTGCACTTTCGCAAGCTTTTTGTCTAACTTCTCAATTTCTTGAGTTGCCTGCCTGAACTCTTTACTGGTTGTATCGACAGAATTCCTAAGAGCATCAAACGCTTGGCGCTGTGCTTGCAAATTATTGATTGACTGAACAGTTGCGCCTTGCAGCTCCTTGATGCGACCAGTCAGTTTACCAAAGTCATTGTTTGCACTTTTTGCCTCTGCGCTAATTCTGCGCACAGCCGTCTTTAGCTGATTCAGGCCCTGAAGGTTCTCAACCTCAGCCCTGATCTTAAGTACCGTTTGATTTCCCTGTGCCATTATTTCTTCGGCTTATTAAAAATCGCGAGTGCTTCAGCTTCCATGACCTGAATGCCCTCCAGCACGTCGCGGGGATTATCCACATCATAAAGCGAAAGCAGCCCGCCTGCACCTAGCAGCACCTCATATCGCAGACCAATATAACCACCCATCACGACATTCCATTGCGTCGACATACGCAAGAACATCGTCACAGCATCCCAGTTGTCATCCCATACTTCATAGTGCTCCTCTATCGGAGCAGATGATCGCTGCGACTTTAAGCCAAATGCCGCAGCATCATCATCGCTTTTGTCTTCAATCCTCTTGCCGCCGTTGATCCAATATGCAACGGCGCCTTTTAGTTTCCCTCTTTCGCTCCAGCCAATGCATCGATATACGCACTGGTCACCCCGCGAACCCAGCAAGGATCTTCGGCGAACTCCTTCAATACTTCGACGGAAAAAGGCACCGGTTTGCCGTTCTCGTCTTCAATGCCTTCCCATCCGTGAACCACTTGCTTCAAGGTCTCCAGGTCATCACCATCTTTAAACGCAGAAGTCGGCACACGCTTGAAAATTGCGTCAAAAGTTGAAGTTTCGAATACACCGCCATCAGCAGGCTCTTGAACTTTTACAGGCCACTTGAAAGTTTTAACCTTTTTGCGAACGAAAGCCATGAGGAGCAATAGACTCCCCAATACAATACACCATAAAAAAACGAGCCGCAACGCATTGCGGCCCGCCTGACAACCAACCCAAATCAAGTATAGATCAGGCTGAACTCATCGTTACCGGCAGTCGAAGGGATTGCGGTGTAGGGGATGTTCAGCATCGCAATGCCGTCTTGGTCGCTGTAGGACACATCGCCGATGTCAATCCGAGTGGATGCGAAATCAACGATGTTGCCAGCAGTCGTACCGTGCTGGAAGGTGAGATTACCCAGTGTTGCGTCGGTCAGCGCAGCAGTGAAGTAATTCTTAGTTGCCATCGTCACTGCCTCCAGCACAACAGTGCCATTAGCAGCGCGATCGGTCATCAGCACTTGCTTGGTGCAATTGATCAACTCGCGATACACCAAGGTGTTACCGACATCAAACGTCACCGACTGCAGGCAGCCGGCATAGGACAGCAACTCGAACGTATCGGTGTTGCCATTCTTGAACACCAAAGGAGTGGCCTGATTTGCGTAGGTCACGCTAGGCAGTGCCGAATCATCGGGTGCGTTGTAGATGCCAGTGAAGGTGAAGTCGATCGTCGGAATTTCACCGACGTTCGCATTGATAGTGAAAGTGCCGCGAGCACCGGTCACCTTATGGCGGACACCATCAATGTTGTAGTGGATGGTGACAGAGCCAAACGATGAGCTAACAGGCGCGTAGGTAACGCTTGTGCCCGCAGCCACGGTCTCGCTCAGTCCGCAAGCGAGCAGAGCCTTGCCGTACTGGGGAGCAGTGCCAGCAGTACCAGAACCAGCAAGTTCAACACTGAACGTACACTCAACACGAGTGTTAGCCAGAAGCTGCTCACTAGCGCCGAGATAAGGGCGGATCAGGTCACGGCTGACAACATCACTCTGCTGAGGAGTGATGTTCAGATCCCTCACCAGAACGGCGTCCACGCCGGTTGGAGTTGGATCGGTTCCGTAGCTTGATTCCGTCTCGATTAGAATCAGTCGTTTCCGAAGAAGAAGTGCCATTTGTCTCGGGGGAGTCTGCGGGAAGAGTGCGCTGGATCAAAGTGCGCTTACCGGTTTCTGGGTCCAGGAGGTAAGACCCACCCTGCCCTCGGTACTCGTCATTCATGTTAATCCTTGTAGCTGCTTAAATTTTAGCCTGACGTTAGGTCATCAACTGTAGTGCGATAAAGCACTTCGTATTCACAGCTAAACACGCCTGCAGGCTGGTCTGCATCAAAAAAGTCAAAATTAACAGTCGCCGGCTGTACATCAATTGCATAACCGCCAAGAGTCAAGTCGGCCATCAGCTTTGAATGCATTGACTCAATAACAGCATCGGCGTCAGTGTATGCATTGCTTGAACGCACTGTCACGACGACACGCACCCGCATCGTCCAGTCCAGCTTTGGCAGCGATGTAATCTGCTGACATGTATCAGTGACCGGTTCGACAATGATCGCGGGCGATTCCGCGCGAGCTAGTGCTGTTACCCTCGATCGATACACACGACCATCAACACCAGCAGTACTCGCAAGTACACTGGCGATCTGAGCCAGGATCTGTTCGCGTTTAGTGGTCATCAGGCCCGCACCTCAACTGCTATGAGCCGACCACGCTTAAAGGTTATATCAGTTGTGCCGGAATGATTGGCCATCATCAATGAAATCTCATCGCCATCATCCAGTTCAACCATCCAACTTGTTACCAGCTTGGCTTCTTGACTGCCGCTGCCTGTAAATGCTCGACATTCTGTTGCATCAATCGCAGTGCCATTTTTGGCCAACTTGACCCCGAGGACCTTGTTGTTACCAGCAGTGGCATCGATTGAACCATAGATCCTGAGCAACTTGGTGCCACCTGAATCATTCCGCAATCCAAACGCATCATCAGTGCCCAGCACCATGCCATAAACCGTTGTAGCATCAAGCGCTGCCGTCAACCCTGTTGTTACATACAGGCCCTGAGTGTCAATGGTGACAGTTCCGTCGGTCATCTTGCTGCACTGCCCACGTATCGCA